GGCTTCGGCTTCGGTCATTGAGTGGTCTCCTCTCGTGTCAGGCGAGCGTTGTGCATTGCTTGCCGCGTGTGGTCAACCGAAAACCAGCAAGCTGCAATCAGGAGCGCACCAGTCGCACCTACCTAAAGGTAGTAGGTGCGGTGCGGTGCGGCCCTTTCCTGATTTTGCTAGCTTTTTGCCAGACCCGCACCAGTGCACCTAGGTGCGCCCAGGTGCGCTAGGTGCGCTCTTGACCATTCTGAGTTGCGCCACCCATTCCGCTTGCACGATGTGCCAGCCGCCCTGTGTCGGTGCGATGTAGGACGACTGTATGAGGACGCTGACCGGCTTGTGATCGGCGTTCGGATTGAGGTAGTTCCGGACGGCTTTTTCCGATATTCCATCTATTAGAAAAACTTCACGCAAAGCGTCCCTGTCAACGAAGGGAAGACTATCCCGCCAGACACATCCGCCATGCTCCCATGCGCGCCGGAATGTCTGCTGGTACTGTCCCGCCTTGGGGTGTCCCTTCGCAACCACGCGGCCTTCGGCGAGGGAGACGACTGCGCTTGTGACCTGTTCGCCATCCTCATCCAGCCAGCCTGTGATCGGGACCGACATCAGCTCAACGGTGATGTCCTCGGCCAGCTCGGCGTCCTTGCTCTTGCGCTGGACAACCTGCATGGTTCCGTTGTCCTGCGGGACCACGGATACTTCGATATCCAGCGCCCCGCGCCAGGCGGAGGATCCCCGCGCCCGGTGCTGCGCCTCGTCGCTGACGCCGGTGTGGTGGACGAGAATGACAGCGCAGTCAAAAGCGGCCATCAACTCGGCGCAGGCGTCGAGCATGGTTTTGGCGTCCTGCGCCTTGTTCTCGTCCCCGTTCAGGAAGCGGTGCAGGGTGTCGACCACGATCACGGCCGGGGTAACGGGAAGCTCCCGGATGGCGTCGGAGACGCGCCGCAGGCCGTCGCGGGTGTTGAGATCGCAACCGCCTTTGGACAGCCACATGTCCAATCTGTTAACGCCGTGATGCTGTTTCCACGCTGCTACCCGGCCGCGCAGGCCCTGATGACCTTCGCCAGCGAGATAGACGACGGGACCGGGGCGGACCTTGCGGCCGTTCCACTGACGAGCCCCTGAGGCCATTGTCAAGACCCAGTCAAGAACGAGGAACGTCTTGCCGCCGCCTGACGGGCCGTGAACCATGATCAAGGCGCGGTCCTGCAGCCAGCCCTTGACCAGCCAGGATATCGGCGCGGGCTGGGAGGAAAAGTCATCCGCCGGGATTAGCCACTGGTCGACAGTGGGATTGAGAAGCGCGGCGAGGTCATGGCCGGCGGCGCGGTAATCGTTGGCATCGCCGGGGATGGGGACGAGGATAAGGCGGGCGCCGTGCTTGGCCGCAGCCTGCTCGCCGTATCGCTGGCCAACGCCTGACGCATCGTTGTCCGCCACAATCACGATGCGGGCTGTGGGGTGGGATGCCTGGAGCGACCCGGTCACGGGCACGAGGTTGGACGCGCTGTAAGCGACCACGCAGGGCTTGCCAGTGACTTCGTGAATGGTGGCGGCCGTGGCAAACCCTTCCGCAACATAAATAAGATCGCCTTCAAGCAATCCTACCGACCAATACTTGCCGCCTGTTGCGCCGCCGGGGTGGTAAAGCTTAGCCCCATCGGCGTCGATATACTGGAGCGAAGACAGCGTACCGTCAGTATTGAACAGGGGGGCCATCAGGCGGCCGTCGCCTGTGATGCGCAGGCCATGCGCGCCGACGCCTTTGCGGACAAGGTAAGGATGGTCAGGGCTGGCGGGTCCTGCCTGTGACCAGATGAGGTCGACACTGTCGGCGGCGCTGGCGGCTTTGGCGTCTCGGGCTGTTCGCGCTTCGGCCTGGCGGCGAGCAACAGATGCCAGTTCATCACCAGTCAGCTCGCGGCCAATGTCCGCGCGCCAAGTATTGCTGACACCCGTGCGCCAGTCGCCGAACATGCCCGCTGGCACGCCATCGGGGAAGAACACATACCATCCCGGTTTGTCATGTCCCGGCTGGCCTTTGCTGCCGGTCTGGTAGCGATGCAGCTTGCCATCAAGCGCGATTGTCGGCGGAGGCGTCACGCCAGCAGACGCCATCGCCTGCCGTATCTGGTCCTCAAGTGCGACCGCCGTAGGCAAGCGCCAGGGGCCGCCAAAGATTTGTGTCACGTCAGCCATGATTTTCGCCTCCCATTCAAAACGACGGTTGCATGGCCGTGCATTTTGTGCAAATTAAATCCTGTCCGACCGGATCAACCGACTGGACGCAACAGGAAGAGACACATGGCGATCAACCTAAAGCGCACGAGCGCACTTGCGCGTGACGGCGTTAAACTGCTCGTGTACGGACAAGCTGGCGCGGGCAAGACTTCATTAATCCCTACACTCCCCAACCCCATCACGCTATCGGCGGAGGCTGGCCTGCTGTCGATTGCGGGCGCTGATTTGCCCTACATTGAGATCGGCAACATTGCGGACATCACGAATGCCCTTGAATGGCTGACCGGCTCTGAAGAGGCGGCGGCTTACCAGTCTATCGCGCTGGATAGCATTTCGGAAATCGCAGAGGTCGTGCTTGGCGACGAAAAGCGCATCGCAAAAGACCCGCGCCAGGCTTACGGTGCGATGCAGGAAGCGATGGCGCACATCATCCGCGCGTTCCGCGACCTGCCCGGAAAACACGTCTACATGTCTGCAAAGCTCGACAAGAGCCAGGACGAGATGGGCCGCATTCTCTACGCGCCATCCATGCCGGGCCAGAAATCCGGCCAGCAGCTTCCCTATTTCTTCGATGAAGTGCTGGCCCTGCGGGTCGAGAAAGACGCCGAGGGTGTGCCGCAGCGCGGTCTGATGTGCGACGGCGACGGCCTCTGGCTGGCCAAGGATCGCTCTGGGCGGCTGGACGCATGGGAAGCGCCGGACCTTGGGGCTGTCATCAAGAAGATTGGGGGCGACGTCAATGGATAACCTGGCTGCTTTGTGGCTTGAAGCAAAGCAAGCCGAAACAGAATGGACCGAGCGCCGCCGGCAGATTGAAGACGAGATGCTGGCCTCGGAGCGCACCCAATGGGCGGGCTACAAGGTCCGCCTGACGGCGCGGGATAACTGGAAGATTGACGGCGACAAACTACAGGAAGTTGCAGAGGCGCGCGGGTTGACTGCGCATCTCGGGCAACTGTTCCGCTGGAAGCCAGAGGTCAACATGGCGCTGTGGAAAGCGGCGTCACCTGCCATTACCGACGTCCTGTGCGAAGCAATAACCGTGACGCCCGGCCGCGCGTCATTCTCAATCACAAAAGATGGGAACTAACCATGAGACTTGATCAACCAATCAATGTAAACAGCCTCCCCGAAAGCGACCGCTCTTATGATCCGGTCCCGCCAGGCTGGTATGCCGCCCGCATCCATTCCGCCGAGGTCAAGGACACGAAGGCGGGGAACGGGCAGTATATCGCCATGCGCTATGACATCGTCGGCCCCAGCCATCAGGGCCGGGTGATCTACGGCAACCTGAACATCCGCAACCCCAACGCCAAGGCCGAACAGATCGGCCGCCAGCAACTCGGCGAGCTGATGCGCGCAATTGGCCTGGCGGAAATCCAGGACACGGACCAGCTCATTGGCGGGACGTGCGAGATCAAGCTGGATGTGAAGGCCGCCGAGGGTGACTACGCCGCCCGCAACGAAGTTCGCGGATGGAAGCATGGGGGGGCGGCTGCTGCGCCTGCCAAACCACAATGGGCGCAACCGGACGCACCCAAAGCGCCAGCCGCCAAAGCTCCGCCGTGGAGGAAGGGCTAATGCAAATCCCGCCGCCTCAGAATGGTCTGGTTACACTGATCGACAAGCGCCATGCAGAGGCGGCGGGGCGTTTGCCCCGCCCCCACATGGGCGCAAGCGCCCTTGGCCACCCATGCGACCGCTGGCTGTGGCTGTCATTCCGCTGGGCAGTCATTGAAGAACACGAAGGCCGGATGCTGCGCCTGTTCCGGCGCGGGCAGATGGAAGAACATACGATCCTCGCTGACCTTGAGATGGCTGGCGTCAAGATCGAAAGCACGCAGGCGCACTATACGTTTGGCGGTCATATCTCGGGATCGGCGGACGCCATCGTGTCCAACATTCCCGAAGCGCCAAAGACGCAGCACGTTGCCGAGTTCAAGACGCATAACGATAAGTCTTTTGCCCAGCTCGAGAAGGACGGCGTTGCCAAGGCCAAGCCGATGCACTGGGTCCAGATGCAAGTCTACATGCACGGCGCGGGGCTGGATCGCGCGCTGTATGTCGGGGTTAACAAGAACGATGACCGCCTGCACATCGAGCGCATCCACTACGACAAGGCGGCGGCGACTGCGGCGATAGAACGGGGCCATCGCATTAGCGAAAGCGACAGGATGCCGGAGCCAGTCGCAGGCGCCAGCCCCGCCTGGTATCAATGCAAGTTCTGCCCGGCATATAACTTTTGCCACCAGACGAAGCTGACGCGGGAAGTCAACTGCCGGACGTGCGCTCACGCGACGGCGCGGCCTGACGGCTACTGGCATTGCGCGACATGGGACGATGTTATTCCCGTCCCCGCCCAGCGCAGGGGCTGCACCAGCCATGTCCTGCATCCGGACCTTGTGCCGTGGCAACCGATGGAAAGCCCCGATGGCGTTATGGGCGTCTGGGAGATTGACGGGAAGATTGAGAAGAACGGCGACCCGGAAGCAGGCGGCAGGACTAGCTTTGACTTGATCAACTCACAGGTTCCCTTCTGATGTTAAGGGACTACCAGCAGCGCGCAATCGACATGCTGAATGACTGGTTCACCCGGCATCCGGAGGGGCATCCCGTTATCGAGATGCCTACCGGGTCCGGGAAGTCGCACGTCATCGCCGCCTATTGCCAGGAAGCGCTGGCCGAATGGCCTGAGACGCGCATCCTGATGCTTACGCACGTCAAGGAACTGATCGAACAGAACGCAGCAAAGATGCGCGAATATTGGCCGACTGCGCCGCTGGGCATTTATTCCGCCGGCCTACGCCAGCGTGACGCATCGCAATCAATCGTGTTTGGCGGCGTGCAAAGCCTGGCGCGCAAGGCTGACGAGATTGGGCATGTGGATTTGTTGATTGTGGACGAGGCGCACCGCATCCCGGCGGGCGCCGCTGGGCAGTATCGGAAGCTGATCGACGACCTTACAGCAATCAATCCCGCCCTGCGTGTCATCGGCCTGACGGCGACACCCTATCGCCTGAGTCATGGCATGATCACGGACCCGCCTGCGCTGTTCAGCTCCCTTATAGTGCCTGTGACGTACATGGAGCTGCTCAAGGCTGGCCACCTTGCGAGGCTGACGTGCAAGCGCACGGCGACAACGTATGACCTCGATAATGTGCGGCGGCGCGGCGGGGAGTATGTCGAGGCTGATCTGGACGCTGCCGTGAACGACCTGAAGACGAATGACGATGTTGCAGCCGAGATCATCCAGCACGCTGGCGAGCGACGTAGCTGGATCGTTTTTGCCGTATCCGTGGCGCACGCCTACGGCCTTCGGGATGCGCTGTTGCGGCGAGGCGTGACAGCCGCAACCGTTGTCGGCGAGACGCCATCGGACGAGCGGGCAGACATCATCGCGGCGTTCAAGCGTGGCGAGATACAGGCGATCACCAACGCCAACGTCCTGACGACAGGCTTTGACGCCCCCAACGTGGACCTGATCGCCGCTTGCCGGCCGACACTAAGCACGTCTCTCTATGTGCAGATGCTGGGGCGTGGCACGCGCACGGCGGAGGGGAAGAAGGATTGCCTTGTGCTGGACTTCGCCGGGATCGTCTCGACGCATGGGCCGTTCGATAACCCGCGCCCGCGCAAGCCAGGCCAGAAGGCCGGGGACGCGCCCGTCAAAGTCTGCCCTGAGTGTGACACGCTGGTGCACCTGTCAGTGATGGAATGCCCGACATGCGGCCACGTATGGGAGCGCAAGCCGCCAAGCCTGAAGCTACACGATGACCCGATCCTGAGTGACGCGGCGGAGGAGACGATACCCGTCACTAGTTGGAACTGGTCGATTGAGACAAGCGCCGCCGGGAAAAAGATGCTTAGTGTCCGCTATTACCCGCGCTCGCTATCGCAGCCGATCATTCGCGAAAACTTCGTTGTGTGGCATGGTGGCAGCGCCACTTACATGGCGATGAAGAAGCTGGCGGCGATTGCCGCGCGAGTTAACGGGACGATAGC